GGCTGCTGACCATCTTGACGCAACCTGTGGTAAGCGTCTAAATCTTTGTGAAGCATTTTCTCTTTAGCAATAATATTGGCTGACTCTGCTTTACGTGTAGGCATAGCTTCAGCAGATACCCGCACATGGGCGATCTTGCATTTCCAGCAGCCTTCAACATCTAACCCTGGATGTGTTTCTTGATGAATCATAAACCCCTTAACTAACTGTAAAGTACTTCTTTTTCAACATAGTTATTAAACAAGTAACCGAAGATTTCAATTTCCAAGAAATCAATTCCACCGCTTAAACTGACAATATCTTCGAACGCAATATTAGCATCCTGCGTACCACCACCGCCAGCATTTTCGTCAATCAACTTGACAACAAAATTGAACTCCTTACCATCAGTACCGGCAAGAACATTCAACGCAAACAACAACTCTTTACCAGTAGTGCCAGCCAAAATGTTTGCGACACGTTGCGCTTCCAACCCATCAGTACCAGCAAGACGATTTAAGTCTCTTTGAAAACTCATGTTATGTTCGCCCCATACCCTGCCGCAGTCAAAGCCGAAGCCTCAGCAGCAGAAATAATATGCACATGACCGCCATGATAAGTAAGTTTTACTGTGGTCATATCACCAGGTTGATTCTCAGTAAAACTGTTATTAGTCAACTGATACACGTTACGACCACGATCTCCAGGATGCAAATATCTGAACAACCGATGCTCTATCGAAGTATCAAACGGATCAGCCCAACGAACCAGCTCATCTGTAGGTGGAATAAATGTTGGCATAAAAGAATCATAACATAAAAGTAGGGCCAAGCAGAAGGGGAACTGCCTGACCCTACATTTATTAACTTACTTCGACTGGGAAGGCTTATGCGCCGCCGAGTGAAGAAGATGAGTTGATAACACGGATAGCTGCTTGACGGAAAATTCCGTAGCCACCCAACCAGTACCAACCGACTGGATTGAACCGCATCAACGAGTCAACCACTGGACCACGCACAACCTTCGGATATGCTCCGTTGCCGTCTGTGATCGAGTGTGCCTTCGCCAATGATTGTCGGCCCATGATGATTGTCTGATAGAGGTCAACTGTTGAAGCTGATCCACCAGTCAAGTCCAATGGTGCGCGAGGAGTTTCAACGAAACGCACGGCTTCAAAGGCTCCAATTTCGCCATTGTAAATTGGCCCAATGTTGTTGTATACATGCGGGTCACGCCACGAAGCTGCACCGGTTTCACGGCGAAGATCGTACGACACGTCTGGGTGAATGAAAGCCATGTACATTCCGTTGAATGACTGTGCTTTTGATCCACGCAACTGTGCTGTAGCGACACGAATATCGTTGGCTTCAAGGATGTCCTCTGCTTGAACAGTGGCATTTGATGTTGGGGTTGATGCACCGCCACCACCGTAAATCACGTTCGTTGCAGCCTTCAAAACGTTAGCAACAATAGTATCGAGTGACGATCCTGCGTTGTAACCGATGAGGTTCGCTGCTACAGCGTCAACGTCAAGGAACGAAGTTCCACGAAGTTTCGCTGTCGTATTGATTGTGTTGCCATACTCTGCAAGAGTAACTTCAACTTGACTATCCGCCATTGTGGTCGGAGTCAAATCGGTTGTTTCTGCGAGTGTTGAAATTGCGTCAGCGAGTTCCGAGAAAATCGTGAACTTAACTGAAGAACCTGGCATTGATTGTGCAACAGGTTGAACGTCTGCTGCTGCGTCAAAGAGCATTTCTGAACGGAGTGCGAAATACGCAATCTGGTCAAACGCTACCTGATCTGTTGATAGTGAACTTGCTTGTGTAATTGCCATGACCTTTGGGGTCTTTCTCCCCGTTTAAGGGGCTAGATGTTTTGGGATGCCTGACTTACTTGGGCCAACAACTGCATCACTTCGTCTTGAGATTTGGCGTTACGGATTTTGGTATTCCAATCCGATTCAGGTTCACTGTTCTCACCAAGACTCTTAGCTTTCGACACCCTATTCCAAGCTTGTTGTTCTGCCTGTACTTCGGGTTTCGTTTGCATAGCACCAATGAGATTCGTTTCCTGAGCGGCCTGGCGGATAGCGTCTGCTGTCATTTCGCCGTCGTAGCCTTTCACAAAGTAGCGTGAAGCAGGCGAAGTAATATCAACTCCGGCTTCAACAAATGCTAACTTGCGTTGTGCTTCTGTAGCTTCTAACAGTTTGGCTTCCAGTTCTTTGTTCTTAGCTTCAAGATTACGAAGCTGTGCGCGTACTGGATTCCGTTCTACCTGGTCTTTAACATCATCCTCAAACTCGTAGTTCGCATCTGACATGACCCACTCCTTCTGCCCACACTTTGATCTGAGGGATCAAAATGGCTGCAATCTCACCCGTGTATTACACGTCGAAATCGGGGGGTCCGACGGTCATCCCTTATGGGATAGATGTGACGATACCATCACTTAGGGTAGTTGTCAAGGGTATCAATTATTGTGCTACGTTCAGCCCAGATTCGGTTGTGCCAGACGTTTGACCAGTAGTCGACGTGAACTTACCGCCACCCTTGAAAGGGCTTAAACGTGAACTCTTGCGCTGTTCCAAAATTGTTTGGGCGTTAATGTCGGTACCTAACGCTGCACCAACTTTTTGTTGTTGAGTCAAACCTTGTTCGCCAGCCATTTCGGTGTATAGACCTTGTTGCAAACCAAGCTTAGTGAACCCTACTTCGGCTTCAGCCTGTGTGATACCTCGTGCAGCTAGTTCTTCAGCGGTCAAAGCTGTTAACTGTACGTTGGCTAAACCTTTCGCACGAGCAGATATCTTCGCAGCTTCGGCTTGACGGGTGAGGATTGGTGCTGCTTTGGTTGGGTCAAGAAAGTAGGCTGCTAGCCCTGCTTCGTTTACGCCGTACAGTTCTTGCATTTGCCGTTTCACTTCAGGGTCGGCATCTTGTACTGCACGGAAACCGTTTTGTACACGGTCTTGTAACTCTGATGGGGACACGTCACCTTCGATAAGTCTTGTGAAGTCGTCGGTTTGGTCGTAGAACCCTGACGGTAAACCGTTTGATTGCATCAGCCGACGGAAATCGTTTTCTAACGCTATGTATGATCCTGGGTCTAGTTCTGATAAACCTTTTTTAGCGCGGGCTATGTTGCCAGCAAATCTTGTTTGGTATTCTGGTTCGTCGCGGATCGCAAATATGAGTGCGTCAGGGTTGTTGATGTTGACCGTGCCTGTGGCGTAAAGGTCGTACAGCTTTTTTGCTAAACCACCTAACCCGTAGGTTGATAAAACAGCTTCAATGGTTTTTCGTGCATCTGTAGCAGGTGTAAAAGCCGTTGAACTACCGCCGCCGCCGCCACCAGTAGTTGTTGTGGTTTCAGCGGTAGTCCCAGTTGTAGTCCCAGTAGTAGTGTCAGTAGTGGTTCCAGTTGTAGTTCCAGTAGTGGTTCCAGTAGTAGTGTCAGTAGAAGTTGCAGGCGTAACAGGGACACGCGCAGGTACAGCAGCACCACGCCTAGCTTCTAACGCTTGTGCTTGTTCCGCAGTAATACGACCTGCTTCAACCGCAAGTTGTTCCGGAGTTTTACCAGGCATAGTTTCCGCAACAGGGGCAGGTGGTGGTGTATAACCACGTCGAGCATTTAACGCCTGTAGTTCTTCAGGGGTAATAGACATTATCCGACCTTTCCGAAAGCACGCGCAATCGACAAACCGATATCGGTAGCATCCTGATTAGCTTGCTTAGTAAACGAATACCTGTACTTCTCTTTAGTACGCAACTCAGTCTCCCACTCAGAATACGACATCATACGCTCTTTGCCGCCTTCACCAGATTTTAGAGCAACATTATACATACCGCCCATATCTATCTGTGATGGATCAAGTTCCAAAGTTTTAGCAGCAATCTGCTTATAGTTAGAAGATAAATCTTCCAACGTCACACCAGCGTCAAGTGCTTCTTTCAAATGCGGATACAGCTCTCTTGCTTTTGCCCGCGCCACACGCAACAAATCTTCAGCAGTTTTACCACCAGCCAAAGCCTGTTGAATCGTCGTATCATCAATCGGTTCAAGATACTGTGTACCGATACGCTTCAAAGCCAAATATGGTGTTGACTCAGAAATCTGTTTGATCGCATCAGGGTTCACATATTTGTTGTCAACCTTTTTGAATAATTCTGCGTAAGCCTGCTGTTTAAGGTTCTCGCCTTCATACCCGAATTGGATAGCCTTTGTCAAAAACTTTGCCAACTCGCCTGAACCCCAAGTGAAGTTACCAACACCAGACGACAACTCTCGACCTTTCTTACTGGTTTCAAGCTCACGATAAAACGAACTACCTTTCCACCTGCGGTCAAACTCAGCATCCTCAATAATCTGCTTGCCGGTTTTCGGGTCAATCGCTTTAGAAAACAATGTAAACACGTCAGCATATTTAGTACGATCTAAGTCGGTAAACATCCAGTTGTATTGTGGATAGTTCTCTTTGAATATTGGCTCCCAAGAAGTATCCGGCACATTAGGCGTAACCGTTTTTAACGCTTGTCGAGCAGTCTTGCGATTCTCTGGGGTATCTGACAAGTTGAGTTCAACAAGTTTTGCATCAACCTGATCTTTAGTAATAGCCATTATGCACCCAACCTTTTAATAGATTCATCCATAATTTGTGCCAGATTACCGGTAGCAAAACTTTGCGCTTCAGGCTTAAACTGTTTAAGGATCTGCTGTTCAGCGACCGTACCTGGAGCAGCCGCCGACTCAAATACCCCGCCAGCATTTTGTCTTTGGCCTTCAGCGATCTCCATTTGCCGATACGACTTAGCAAACTTTTGTGCAGTAACATCATCAACTTCATAACCCAACAAATCTGTTGAAGCTTTACGGAACACAACTTTCAAGTCCTCGTCAGAAGTTACACGGACAGATGGGGCTTTTGTGCCAGCAGCCATATTTTGTGGCATGGATGCAAGTATCTGTTGCCCAACATCCCAAGTGACACCGTTGGCGTTAGCAACATTGTTTAGAAACTCGGAGAAAGCATAACGGTCATTTTGGTCAACTCTGTTCGTGCTTGGTTTTGTGTTGCCGTAATATCCGCGTGTTTGTAAAAGGCTGGTAAGTGTTTTGTACTGTAAAGGGTTTTCTGCTAATAGCTGTAAAAGGATTGTGTTCGTTTCGCCCATCGGTGAAAGCTCGTATTGTTCTCGTGCGATGTTACCGTTTTTGTCAATAAGTAGAGAGCCTTTATATTTTTGTAACGTTCCACCACCACCTCTGAAAGTCTCATAATCGGTGGGTGGTATTTCTGTGCCACTAACATTTCCTTTAACTATTCGTTCCGGATAGGCGTAACCAAGCAAATAATTTGCGCCCGATTTTGTAGCAGTTTTTTGTGCTTCAACAGCCGCAAGCAGTTGCTTTTCCAATTCTGATATAGGAGTAAGAGCTGCCGAAGGTACAGTAGTTGTAGTTGACGCACCTTCAGTAGTGGTCTTACCATCCAAAAATGATAAAACAATTTCTCGATTAGCCGGCGTGTCAGGCAACTTTAGATCGGCAAGTGTTTTAATAATTTGATCTTCAGTAGCCATTAGTCCTCAACTTCAAACGAAAAGAAACGTTGCCAAACACGGGCAAATTCGGGGTTGTCTAAAATAAGCATTTCACCTATGTTAGCCAACTCGTTTCGCATGAATTGTGTTTGCTTAGATTGGTCTATGCCATCTGACCCAAATTGGGCTAAAGCCACCTTCTTATACACGTCACGATAATCAATATAGGTTTTGATTGTTTGAGCAATCTTGTTGTCTGCTACCCGTGGATCGTTAACTAAATCCTTCATTAGTTCAACGTTGTTCTTAAATTCTCCAACCTTAAACTCGGCAAATTCAGGGAAACCAGGCAGTTCTTCATGCAAAGCAGCACGATACTGTTTCAACAATTCTCGACCTTTTTCGTCAGGGTACTGTCCGATCTGTTTTTTCGCCCAACGATACTTCGCTGAACCGATACGATTCTGGGCTAAATCAATCATTTCTTTATCTGACAAACGTTCTCGTTTACCGGTAAGAATTTGACGTTCCCAAACAGCATACGAAAAATCGTCGCCAGCAGGTGCTAGATATGCTGCAACTTCAGGGAACTCTTTGAACAAATCCCCGTTAGCGTTCTCCCAGTCACCAAACTGTTGAGTAGCTTCTAAGCCTTTAACGTTTGCTTGAGATTTTGATGAAACATACAGCGATACTTCGTCACCGAATTGATCTAAAAATGTTTGTACAGCCGAATCGTAATCTTTTGTTTGCAAAGCATAAAATTGTTTTGTAAGTTCACTGGCATAAATGTCGCCATCTTTGGTGGTGACTTTGAACTCTGTCGAACCTGCTGTCGGACCCAACAACTGTGATAAAGCTCGAAAACCTGTCAACCATTTTGCTTTACCTTTAGCGTCTTGTTGCAACAACTTAACTTGTTCAGGATCACCCATGTCGTACTTGCCCTGGGTTGAAAGAGCCAACAAAGTTTCGGCATAAGTGTTTGCGTATACGGTGCCTAATTTTGTTTCGTCGGCTCTAAGTGCCTCGTATGCTTTAGTAGCCCAACCTGGCAAAAATGTTTCTTTAGAAACTGTTTTTCGACCATACGGTAAAAGAAGTTCAACAATATCTTTTGTCGCTGGAACATTAGGTAACAAATATGATGCAGCGATTTGCGCTACAGGGCCTAACGCCGGTATGACCTGTAAACCTTGAGACAGTCTGGCTGCCGGTGATTTTAACGGAGCATCTAAACCTGTTACTGCCCTAGCTAACAAACCGCTTGCCGGAAACAAAAAGGTTAAAGCATTTGTTACAGGATCTTTGTAAAAGAATCCTCGACCATCGTTATCTGGGTCAGCGTTTTTAGCACCGTTAAAAAGTCGTGTCGTATTGCGATAACCAGCTAACGGGTTTTCTCTAAAAAGATGCGTATATGTGCCAAGAATTTCTTTCCAAGCAGGAGCAAACGGAGCAACAATTCTCATCGCATCTTCAAGGTTTGATTTGTTGCTTGCATCGTAAAGCAGCTCTTTAGTTCTTTCCAAACCCCTGTGTTTTGCAAAATCGTCAAGTTCTTCTAAAGTTGCAGTGCCGTCACCCGTTAATGCTTTATTTAATTTCTGTACAAGTGTTTTATTGTTAAGGTATGTTTCAACAGATTTGTTAGCTTCTTTTGCCGATATAGTTATTTGCTCTAACGCTTGTTTTGCGCCTTCAGGTGAAAGTTGATCTACGTTTCTACCAATTTCTTCGTAATAGTAAGTTCTAAAAACTGGAGAACGTTCAAGTGTCCGAGTGGCATAACCATACAATTTGCCAAAAAAGAAGTTTGTGCCGCGATCTAATGTTTTTTTGAACTCGTTTGTGTTGCGTTCTGTTGCTAGTTGTTCCCGTTTGAGAACAGCTGGCAAACCTTTTTGCGCTCCTAATGTTGTAAATTGTTCTTGTTGAAGTACTGGAGAATTTTCAACAATTGATCTAAACTCTTTTGTCCCTAAACCACTTTCACCAAAAGCAGTCATAAAGGTTACGCCGTTACCAGTTTTTTCTCTGAATATAGGCTGTACTTCGGCAACAAAAAATTTGGGTATACGAATATTTGACATATCATCTGCGTACCGCGCACCAGTCTTAGCATCAATGATCCGCACAATTACCCCAAAAGTAGGTTCGTTTGGATCTTTGTTTGTAATAACTGTCGAACCAACACGCAAATCAGCCGTATCTGTTGGTTCCAAATCACCAATCGTTGACTGTATTGTTGGAACAAGATTGCCTTTAGAATCTCGCAGCGGAATACGATTAAAAGCGTAACCAAATTCGACATCAGAAATGTTGCCAGTCAACGTTGCCACATTTGCTACCGGTACGCTTTCGGCGTGTTTAGCCAAGATTTTCTCCACTTGGTCTTTTGATAATTCATCAAAAAAGATTTGAGGAAATTTGGTTGCTTTACCGCTTGCATCAACAACTGATAGCCCTGAAGCATAAAGGTCGCTAATTTCTTTGTACAAAACAGGGTCATTTTGTATGGCCGCAACAACTCTTTGTCGTGCAATAATAAGTGAATCATAATTTATCCCGCCTAATTCAACGAATGTTTGTGCAACGATTTTTTGCAACGGTTCATTAAAAACTATTTGCCCGTTTTGTGCAACAGCATCAACGTGCAATTTTAGACCGTTAGGCAAGGTGCGATTTACCATTTGCCAATTACCTGTTTTAATCATGTGGTCAAAAATTTGTTTGTTATCTAAACCTTGTTGACGTAAACCGAAAGTATATGCTTCACGGATGTCGTCTGTGTAGTCTGAAAGTTTGCGACCTGTTAACGCTTCGCCTGTGAGTGTTTTAGTTTTGGTGTTACCTAAAACAAGTTGGATGTATTCAAAAGGGTGCGTAAACACTGACGGTAATCCTGAAAACGCCATACGAACCTGAGCATCCATCGAGTTACGGACAACATATCCGCCAGTCATCAAAGTTAACGGTTTCCAAAGTTCGTTTTGCAAAAAATCTACGGCCTGTATCCCTGATCGTTCTGTTCCTGTGCGTACACGAACGGTAACATTTTTGACAAGTGAGTTAAGTTGTCTTTGTATGTCGTCTATTTCCGTGGCTAACAAAACTTCTTCCGTTGATTCGGCAACAACATTTGATGCTTCTTTTTGTAAATTAGAAAGCTTGGTTGTTAGCTCATCAAAAAGATCCTCGTCAATAATTTTTTTAACAGTTGCGCGACGTGACATTCCAGCAACAGTGCCAACTTTGTCAGATAAACCAAAAAACCGATTTGATGTCAAACGTCGAACCGTTCGTATATCTGGCAAAACGACCATCCGTTTCAACAATTCGCCTATCTGTAGCGGCGAAATAATTTGGAAATCGTTGCCTTCTCCAAAAGTTTTTATCAAAGTTTCAATTTGATCCGTTGGGATGTAGGCGTTGTATTCGTTTGCCAAAAATTTTGCTAAACCGTTATCTGTTGAAAATCCTGCTCGATCAACCATATATGCGCGTAGTTGATCTATTGAATCTTTTGCTCCTTGAATGACTTGTTTTCGAACATCTGCGTTTACGCCGTTTAGCCGCATTGCTTCATCAATAGTTTTATTGAATACGTTTATTAACGCATACTGATCTACTTTAGATCCTGTTTCGGTTAATGCTTCAACGGCTTGCGCCCCTATGCGTGAAACAGTTTCTTTGTCTGCACCAATGGTACGCAAATAGTTGATAATGTTTTTTGTTGCTTTAGCGTTTTGGAATCTATCCCCGTTAATAATTAACGCTTCTTCAGGTTTTTCTGTTAAGTACCTAGTGACAATTCGACTGGTTCTTTTAGCAAATGCAGTATTCCCTAAATGCGTTTTTTCAAATACTGTACCGGCAACATTTTTTATTGCTGT